GAAGACAATGAAGACTAGTGGTAAGGTGAGGAAAAGAGCGAAGATGAGTTCGCACGGATCTTATCGCGCGAAACGTAAACCGTCTTCACCTATTGTACTAGCAAAGGCAAGAGTGGAAGCAGCAGCAAAGTTTGGTAAAGATCCTGCTTTCAAGGAGGAAATTTATGGCATACAGCGAGAAGGTGATTGACCACTATGAAAATCCTAGAAACGTTGGTAAGTTCTCCGACAGCGAAGAAAATGTCGGAACAGGCATGGTCGGTGCTCCAGCGTGCGGAGACGTCATGCGGTTGCAAATCAAAGTATCGCCCGACGGAATTATTGAAGACGCTCGATTCAAGACTTTCGGATGTGGCAGTGCTATTGCTTCTTCATCGTTACTCACCGAGTGGGTTCGAGGAAAGTCCCTTGACGAAGCAGGAGAAATCAGTAATCGACAAATTGCTGAAGAACTATCACTCCCGCCTGTAAAGATTCATTGTTCGGTACTAGCGGAAGATGCGATTAAGTCAGCAATAAAAGATTACAAACAAAAGTATGGCGACCCTGACGTTACAAATGCAGAACCACTCAATGATGGCAGTCCTGTGTGAACCAGGAGTCCGTCACGAACTGAGTGAGTATTTCTCGTTCAACGTTCCTGGTGCTAAGTTTATGCCAGCAGTTAGACGAAAGCAGTGGGATGGCAAGATCCGTTTGTTTAATTCATTGACCTGTGAACTCAACGTTGGTTTGTACGCAAAACTTTGTAGGTTCGCAGCAGATCGTCACTATCATATACAGTTGAAAAATAGTCCCTACGGTTTACCTAATGCAACTAACAAGGTCGACCACCAAAAGTTGGTTGCTTCTCAGGCAATGTGGAAAATGCCTTTTGCTCCTCGCGATTATCAGTATGACGCTATAGTACATGGTATAGAACGCAAACGCTGTCTCCTACTTTCACCTACAGGTTCTGGTAAGTCTTTTATAATATACAATCTCATGCGTTGGTATCTTGACCAACACGAGAAGTCAGTACTAATAGTTGTACCGACAACATCGTTGGTTGAACAGATGTACAAAGACTTTGAGGACTATGGATTCGATGTAGATGAAGTACATAAGATTTATTCAGGTAAAGACAAAAAGACTGATAAAAGGATTATTGTAACAACTTGGCAGTCAGTTTATCGTTTGGGTAAGGAATGGTTTGAACAATTCGGTTGCGTTTTTGGAGACGAATGCCACTTGTTCAAGGCAAAATCATTAACAACTCTCATGAACAAATGTTTTGAGGCAGATTATAGGTTTGGGACAACAGGTACACTTGACGGAACACAGGTCAACAAACTTGTGCTTGAAGGATTGTTTGGTCCGACTAAGAGGGTTACGTTCACTAGAGACCTACAGGATAAAGGTACTCTAGCAAAATTAAAGATAGACGTATTAGTGCTTGATTATCCGAAAGAACTGCGTAGAATAAATGTAGAGCGAACTTATCAGGAAGAAGTTGACTTTCTGGTAGGACATGAACCTAGAAACAAACTGATACGCAATCTTGCGCTAACACAAACAGGCAACACTCTGGTGCTGTATCAGTTTGTAGAAAAGCACGGTGAAGTATTATATAAAATGATAAAAGAGAAGAACGAAAAGGTCTTCTATGTACATGGCGGTACTGACGTTACAGACAGAGAAGCGATTCGAGGAATCGTAGAGGGATCAAAAAATGCTATCATTGTCGCAAGTCTTGGGACTTTTAGCACTGGGATTAATATTCGCAATCTACACAATATCATTTTTGCATCACCTTCTAAGTCCCAAGTCAAGGTCTTACAGTCCATTGGTAGAGGACTCAGAAAAGCAGACAATGGACAAGACACAAAACTCTATGACCTCTGCGACGACTTACAATGGCAATCGAAAAAGAACTTCACCTTGAATCACTCAGGCGAGCGAATCAAGATCTATAATAGAGAGAAGTTTGATTATGAACTTCATAAGGTACATATATGAATATCTCTAGACCGCAAGTTGCACAGTTTAAACTTGTTAATGGTGAGACCGTTATTGCCCAAGTAACTGAGCATGACGAGAATTCTTTTATAGTTGACTTTGCATTGACTATTGAAGATTTAGATGATTATGACCACGAAGGACTCGAAGTTGTAGAAGGCAAGGTGTATTATGTGATGAAACCTTTTATTTCTTACACCGAAGATCTTTCTACAACCTGTTCTATTAATCCTATCGCTATTATCGCTTTGTCTACTCCACCCGAGTCAGTAATTAACCAATATATAAAATCTTGTCAGACTATTCAGGAGGCACTGGGCAATGGAGAAAACGCTCCTTATGCTGCTAATCTAAACAACGTCATTAGTTTTAAACCAAAGGATTGACTTTTCAATCTAATTATAGTAACATTGTATTATTCGATCTATAGGATATTTTATCATGAGTAAAGGAACGAAAAGAGTCCGCGAAAAACGAAAACTTGAACATTATGTCAATAACAAAGATTTCTCTCAAGCAGTAATTGATTACTCAAGAGATTGTAATGCCAAAAGAGAACAGGGACTTGCTGATCCCATGGTAACTGACTATATCGCACAATGTTTACTTCGTATCTGCGAAGGATTATCACATAAGTCAAATTTTGTTAGATACACCTATCGTGAAGAGATGGTCATGGATGCAGTAGAAAACTGTTTGAAAGCAGTCTCCAATTATAATGCAGATGCTGCTACTCGAGGAGGCAAACCTAATGCATTTGGATACTTCACTCAGATCGCTTGGTTTGCTTTTCTTCGTCGTATCCAAAAAGAAAAAAGACAACAGGATATCAAATTAAAGTTTCTTGCTGAATCCAACATCGACGAGTTCATGGTTGATGCCAATGAAGATCCAAATGTTGCTCGCGCAGTTCAATCTTTCGTTGACAATCTTCGAAGAAGGATTGATGATGTCAAAGAAAAAGATAAAGCAGTAAAAGAATATGAGAAAACTAGACTAGGCAATAAGAAAAAATCGTTATCTATTGATTCTGATCTTTCAGAGTTTCTAGGAGACTGACTTGAAATTCGCCATACTGAATGATACCCATTGCGGTATCAGGAATTCTTCAGATATTTTTATTGACTATCAAGAACGCTTCTATAATGAAGTGTTCTTTCCTTATCTGAACGAAAATAATATCAAGCATATCGTACACCTTGGTGACTATTATGAGCACCGAAGGTTTATTAATTTCAAGGCACTTAACAGTAATCGGAAAGTGTTTCTTGAAAGGTTGCGCGAAGATAAAATTACTATGGATATTATTCCTGGTAATCATGACACATATTATAAGAATACCAACGAACTTAACTCTTTGAAAGAACTGCTTGGTCATTATATGAACGAGGTAAATATTGTACATCAAGCAAAAGTCTTGGATTACGATGGGTTGAAGTTTGCCTTGGTGCCGTGGATATGTCAGGACAATGAAGAAGATACTAATGAGTTTCTTGTAAACTGTAAGGCAGATGTTGTCGCAGGACACTTTGAGTTAAATGGATTTGATATGTTGCGCGGCGTGCCATGTACTCATGGTATGTCTGCTGATAATCTACGCAGGTTTGAGTTAGTTCTTTCTGGGCACTATCATTGTAAATCAAATCAAGGTAACATTCACTATCTTGGTTCTCAGATGGAGTTCTTCTGGAACGATGCTCACGATGATAAGTTTTTTCATGTATTCGATACTGAAACTCGTGAACTAACTCCTGTTCGTAATCCATTGACACTTTTTCATCGCATCCGATATGATGACGAAAAAGAAGATTACAACGAGATGGACTTATCCATACTTGACAAGAGATTCGTAAAGGTTGTTGTTATCAACAAGACTGACGGTTTCATGTTTGATCGCTTCATTGACAGAATTCAGCAACGCGATATCTATGATCTGAAAATACAAGAGGACTTCAATGAGTTTACTGGCGAGTCGGTGAGCGACGAAGGTCTAGAAGTTGAAGATACATCTACCTTGTTATCACAATATGTTGATAATGTAGAAACTATTTTAGACAAAGACCGTATCAAAAGAGAGATGGGCGATCTTATGACTGAAGCACAAACTTTAGAAATCTCATGATATATATTGTTGGCAGCGATCTAGATTATAATGTTTGGAGATGCATTGTTCATTGTGANACCAGAAAAGAAAATTACAAAGTTTTTAATTGGGTAAAAGAAAAACAAAAATTGACATTTTTTGATTTAAACCAAGAGTTTGATCCAGAAGTAACACAAATAGAAGATATTTCAGACAAGATTCCTGATATAGTTAAAGAAAATTTTGATCCTTCTAAACCTCTTCCATTAATCATTATGCATGGAGAAATCATAAAAGATTTCTACGAACTAGTCGAGAGAATGCCTGTATGATAAAGTTTAGTGTCATTCGATATAAAAATTTCCTATCAAGCGGTAACAACTGGACTGAAGTTTCTTTAGATAATAGTAGACATACACTGGTTGTTGGTAGTAACGGATCAGGTAAGTCAACCATACTTGATGCAATCTCTTTTGCATTATTTGGTAAGGCACATCGTGCTATTAATAAACCACAACTAATAAATTCTATCAACGGGAAACAGTGTGAAGTTGAAGTTGAATTTACTATCGGATCTAAAAACTACAGAGTTGCTCGTGGATTGAAACCTCATAAGTTTGAGATATTTGTCAATGGATCTCTATTGAATCAGAATTCTCACAACAAAGAGTATCAGAAAGTTCTTGAGCAAAACATCTTGAAGTTGACCCACAAGACTTTTCATCAAGTTGTGGTACTTGGTTCTTCTTCCTTCGTTCCATTTATGCAGTTGTCTGCGTTTAACCGTAGGGAAGTGATTGAAGATCTACTTGATATCGGTGTCTTCTCAAAGATGAATGCGTTACTTAAAGAACGCAACTCAGTCTTAAAGGAAAAGATCAATCAAGCATACCATGACATTGAGATTAATGAAACTAAAACTGAAGCACAAAAGAAATACATCCGAGATATTTCTAAACTCAATCATGACGCCAAGCAGGAAAAAGAAGATCTTATCCAGCGTTACAAAGATGAGAAAGAAGAACACTTCGCCGCTATCGCTGCTCTGAATGTTAAAGTGCTTGCTAACAACGAAGGATTACAGGAAGAAAACTTAGCAGCGACGAATGAGGTTCATGATCTGCGCGAAGCGAACACAGAGATACAAACTAAAATTAAAGCACTTGTAAAGGAAACAAAGTTTTATGAAGATCACTCCTCATGTCCCACCTGTGAACAAGACATTGACGAGGAACTCAAACGAGGGAAACTCGAACAGGCAAAGAAAACAGCAGCAGAGTTTCAATCACGTCTTACTGAAATCGCAGCGCAAACTGGAAAGGCAACCGAAAGACTAGAGGAATGTAAACGCCGACAGGATCTAAGTTTCGGTTGGAGTACTGAGATACAATCCTTAAATGATTTGATCACTAAATGTGACAGTGAAATACAGATCGCCCAATGGGATCTTAATAATCTCTCAGACGATAAATCTGATCTCGCCAAAGCGAACAACGATTACGATGTGTTGGTCAAAGAATACCATAACTTGATGGAGTTAAGGAACAAACTAAACGATCAAGCATCATACAACAGTGTAATAGCAGAGATGCTCAAGGATACTGGTATCAAGACTAAAATTGTCAAGCAGTATCTACCTGTGATAAATAAATTAGTCAACCAGTATCTGTCTATACTTGACTTCTATGTTCATTTTGATCTCAATGAAAGTTTCCAAGAAACTATACGATCGCGGCATCGTGATTCTTTTACTTATGATTCTTTCTCTGAGGGAGAGAAGCAACGCATTGATTTGGCACTCCTGTTCACTTGGAGACAGGTTGCTAAGATGAAGAACAGTATCAGCACTAATCTCTTAATCCTCGACGAGACGTTTGACTCATCGTTAGACGAAGCAGGCATCGAAAACTTGATGAAGATTATTCATACACTTGGAGAAGATACAAACATCTTTATCATATCACATAAAGGTGATATGTTAGATGGTAAGTTTGAATCTAAAATTGAGTTCGTTAAGGATAAAAACTTTTCGAAGTTGGTAGCATAATGGAAGTAACAACAATACAGGGTTGGTTAGACGAAAAAGAAATTTCGTATAATCTCGATCTCATGAAGAATATTATAACACATAAGTTATGGACAACTGACCCTCAATGTCCTTCTTCAAGATCTATGTATGGACTACACTGGCAGTTATTAGAGGACAAATGCGATCTTGTTTCTGAAATTTTTGGAAAAGAACTTGCACCTGCATACACTTATGCTCGTTGTTACCCGCCTAATGAAGTCCTTAAATTTCATAATGATCGCAAGTCTTGTGAGTATAGTTTGACTATCAATCTTTGTAATGAGGATAACATACCTTGGGAATTCTTTTGGGGCACCGAAGAAAGAGAAATTTTGGGAAGCATGGTAATGCGACCTGGAGATGCTGTGTTTTACGAAGGTGCCAAAGTATGGCACTGGAGAGAACCAAACCCAAGTCCAGCAGTTTGGCAAGTTTTTCTGCATTATGTTGACACTAATGGACCATATAGAAATTGGCAGGGAGAATACATGAGACGTCTCCCAGGATATGTCAATATACTCCTTGATAAAGAGATGGATGCTTGGAAACCAACTGTTGAAGTTGCCGATAGTTGTTGACTTTTAACTCTTAGTTTAGTAGAATACTAGTATGGAAAAAATCACTATTGGAAATTACTCTTGGTCTAAGTTTACTGGTGACGAAGGTCAAGCAGTGTATGTTGCAGATTTCATAGTCGATGAAGAAAATGTTATCGGCACATTTGTTGACTCTAACTCTTTTGATTTGCTTATTGACCACGACGCAGACTTTTATTTACCTTCAACTGATATCGGTGATGAGACTCTAAACGAAAATCGCATTGCCTTTAAATTTCGTAAAAATGTGTTCACTCAAGAAGAACAGGAAGGTTGCTATGCTGGTCTGTTCGAAGCAGCAGTTGAGTCAAACAATCGTGGTATGGCAGCAGGTGCTCAACGTGAAGGCACCAGTGGTAAACGTGACTGGGTTACTGTCATGCAACAGGAAGTTCTAGAATACTATGCCAAAGGGCAACCACAGAGCATCGACGGTTCTGACCGACTCTCTGAGATTCTAGAAAATCCAAATGGCGATTTGCCTGGAGCGAAAGAAGTCTGGTTACGAACATCTGTTGAAGATGTGTTTGGAACTTATGAAAATTTCTTTCCAATTATACTTCAAAAGTTGAAGTCTATGCCAGTTAACATGGCACAAGCAGAAGCACGTACCATCCGCAAAAAGTTTATCTCTGACACTTCATACGCCAATGCTATCTGGTCAGGGATTGCTGGTTTCTATGGTCGATATCCGCGCATTCCATATGGTCGCCAAACTGCCTACACTGAGCACAACCGCGAGCAGTTTGAGAAATGTTATCCTTTTGCTCGTAAACTTGAAGCAGAGTTCAAACGACTCCTGCCTAATCGCCACGCATTTCAACAGGAGTGCGCTGACAAGACAGACAAGCGATTCCTTATTGGTGAGGACACCACCTTCACCACTATTACTGTCAACACTACCACTAAAGATCGCAACGCTCGCATGGCTTGCCACCGTGATGCAGGTTCCCTCAGAAAAGGATTCTCCAACCTGACGGTGATAAGTGATGGTAAGGGCGACTGGAAAGGTGGATACCTAGTTACACCAGAAGTTCGTGCTGCGATCAATGTGCGTCCAGGTGATCTCTTACTAGTTGACAACATGAGAATAATTCATGGCAACACTCCGATTGAATCGCCATTGTCTGGTGAAGACAACTTGCTGAGAATGTCTCTGATTTTCTATTACCGTGAAGACATGTTGAAGTTGGGTTCTTGGGAGTATGAACACTTGCGTCGTGCATACGTTGATGAGCGTCGAAAGAATGAAGAACATGCTCAGTGGCGTCCATTCTGGAATGGTGTATCGCCTTCTATGTGGGAGGAGAAAGAGTGGTATGATTGGTTGACTCTGAATGGTGGTGAGGAGATGACTCGTCAGTATCATCCTGAAGCATTTGTTACAGGTTCGCTCGAGGATTTCTTTTAAATAATGTGTGGTGTGATTGGGGTCCATCTTTCGAACCCAACTGATGCGGATTTGTTTATGGTCCGTAATCTTTTTATTCAATCTATGATTCGCGGCAAACATGCCACTGGAGTCACATACTTTGATGGCGAAAAATTAATAACCAAGAAAGAACCCATACCTGCCAAAAAATTTATGGAAAAGCACCACCCTGAAGATTGGGTGTACGACCACGACTTTGTTGATGGTCGAAAAGAGTTATGCTTCATTGGACATATTCGTTACTCTACTTCTGATTTGAGATATAACCAACCATTCCAAAGCGATAAACTTGCTATCGCGCATAATGGGGTCATTTCACAAGAACCAGTGGAGACTTGGGAGTTCCCTACAGAAACTGCCAATGACTCAGAGTTGATACTTCGGTGTTTTGAAAACGAAACTCACCCATTAGTGAAATATGTCGATCGCTCAATGGCAGTGACTTGTATTCAGATTTTAAACCGAGAAGAAGTAAACAAACCATTCCCTTTCCTCTCTGGATTCCGAAATCATGAGAGACCATTGTACAGAGCAAAAAGAGAAAATGGTGTTATCTTTGCATCAACTAAGGATATCTTGAATCGTTCTGGCATTTATGATAATGTTGAAAGAACTGATCCTTTTGTTGAGTATTACAACGACGGTTACAGCAAAAGATGGCACCCTAATTATTTGGGTAAAACTGAACCGAAGGATTTGCAACCATGAATTATGATAAAAATACTTTCACTTTTGGTTACGAAATCGAGTGGGGAGATATTGACCGCACACTAGAGATTCCGCCTCATCTTGGAGCATGGGAGTATGCTGAAACTGACATCGTAAACATCCATGAACCATACAAATATATTGCTTGTGATCCTCTCGGTACTGAACCGCCAGTCGGTGGTGAAGTAAACACTAAACCCACTGCTACATGGGAAGAGCAGGTTGCTCGTATCATGGAGATACACGAACTGTTTGTTGCTAATGGTGATCGACCATCAGCATCAGTGGTAAACCATGGACACCTTCATGTATTTGTTCCTGGATTGAAAGATGATGTTGAAGCACTAAAGAGACTCATTGCCTATATTCAGAAAAATCAGACCGATACTATCGAGGCATGCTATCAGTTCCGAGACAAGAACGAAATGAAGTTGTTGAAAGGTTCCAAGATGTATCTGAAGTTAGACGGTGGTCGTGAGATGCCCGATTATATGTGCGAGAATATAATTAATCTCACCACCGACTTTGACCACTTCATTAAACTTCATGCAGCTGGCAAGGATGGTGTATCTATGGGTAGACCTTTCCGTTATGCCATCAACACTTACTGTATGAAACATACTGGCACGATTGAGTTCCGTTGTTTCCGATCGACTACTGACCGAAAGCAGATTGAAGACCAATTTAAGTTTGCCGTCGCCTTCATCGATGCTGCACTGAACGACGGTCCTAGTGTTGAACAGATCTTGTCAGAATATGATTATGACTTTCCACCCTTTGTTTGGAATCCAGGCGAGTACAAAGGTTGGATGAACACCAAGTGGGATAAGTCTCGCGGCGAAAAAAAGCGAGAGTTTCATGAAGTTGCGTAGTTGTTCTGCTGAGGATTTCAAGGCAGCAATAACAGATGATCCTGCGGATAAGTTTGCAAAGACTTTTGTCGCCAAAGCAAATATGCAACAGCAATGGAATTATTGTATTGGTGCTTGGGATGGTGATACTCTACTCGGCGCAATCATTACCACTGTAAGCAAACGCTCCCCCAAAGTAGCAAATCTACAGTTGCTCCATACTTTCGCAAAACATAGAGGAAATCAGGTGGGGCGTATCCTTTGTGAAGAATCTCTTCGGTTTGCTAAATCTAATGATGCTCGATATTTTAGAGTTTCTGCTGAACCTGATGCTGTTAAGTTCTATGAAAAGATTGGGTTTACAATGCTCGGGGAGCAAAAAAGTAAATGTCAACTCTCGATGTTTAAAATACAAGGGGACACGTTTGCAGAGGGATTGTATGATATAGACGATTCAGTTATATCAAAAGCAGTCTTTAAGAAGGGCAAGGGTGGTTGCGTCAAAGTGTTCTCGGAACCCTCCTCTCTAAGTAGTTGGTTTTAAACAAGTTTTTCAAGTTTTACTTTGCGCGTGTAATAGCGTACAATGTCGTTTGTACTCCGATGTTAAGGAACTAGAAATGTTTAGCGCGATTGTTTATGGTTGGCGTAATCTGGAAAACGGAAAGATGTATCTCGGTTTTCACAAGACCAAGGATATCCATGACGGATATATCAACTCGTCCGAAGATACCGAACTTCAGACCGCCTGGAGTTATGGTCTTATGCAACGTCACATCCTGTGGCGTGGTACGATCGCCGAGTGCATCACTCTTGAGAACTATGCGCTGAAGTATGCCAAGTCCAATCTGGACTGGGATCGGTTTTATAACAAGTCTGTTGGTGGCGGCGTTGGCATCGTTAAAGACTTCAGTAACCTGACTGACGTAATGAAGGAGGACGTTCTTCTCTTCATGGAAGGTGGATCTCCCGTTCCCCCCGAACTTGACATTATGGAGATATTTGATCTCGATCTGGTTGCGCGAGTCGCTGAAGGTGTGAGGTCTGGTGCATATCCGCGTGTAGCTGAGAAAACCGATGAGATCTTCGCCTTGCCTCGTAATCAGGTTCGAATGAATGAAATTATCGAGGAGAAAATAGAACAGATTACCGACCGCATGCGTGAAGACCCTGCTTCTGCACGTAAGAATGTTGAACCTGTTATCATCTGTCGATATGAAGATGGGTCGCGCGTTATCATTGATGGTAACCATACTATCAATGCCGCCAAGAGAGCAGGTTGGACTGAGGTTGACGTCGTTTATATCAACTTCTCGGACTTTGACTTCAATCAGGCAAACGTCGGTCGCTTCGGGAATGAGATGAACCATGAAGAGAAGATCAAGACCCCCAACAGTTCCAAAGACTGCCAGCAGGCAATCATTGATATGTACATGGGACTTGTCGAAAAGGGTGTGAAGGTCGAAGTGGAAAGTGAATATTTCAAAAACAGTGTTATTAAGCAACTGTCGGCACGTAAATGGTGGACCAAGAAAATGATCAGTTCCAACCACAAACGTGCAGTTACCCGCATCAAGCAGGATATCCTCAACGCTGGTCGCAACTTCAAGAAATGGAAAAAGTCTGACATAGAAAAACTGGTTAATTATGAAGAATCTAACGATTCCGATCTGGCGTGTATAAGTGTTACATCTGGTTCTCTCTATAACGCTGGTGTTGGGGCGATTCTTAATAAAATGGCAGGTATGAACACCAAGCGAGGCAAGATCATTGTTACTCATGCTGACATAGATCAATATGACAACTGGTCTTCATCCAAGAATAAGTTCGAGAATGCTATGAAGGCAGTGCGTGATGAGTATACTGTGGAAATTGAAGTGCTAGATTGTTTTGTATGAATAATGAAAGCATATTCATAGAGTGGTTCGGAAGAAGTCTTGAGATAGAAGATTGTGACCCTGCTCTGTATATGTCTAAATACTTCTTTGATCGGTTTGAATATAACACTGAACAAAGACTTTGGTTGACTTGGATATATGGAACCACATACTATTGGCCAACTGCTTACATCGTTTGGAATGAGTTCCCTGATATGGAACTTTGCGGTGTGGATCGCCTTACCGATTGGAATAATACTAATTATCACAGACTACGGTATCAGACGGACACGAAATGGAACAAAGGGCATCTCGCCGAACAATTCATTTCCTACAAAAAGTTCGTCGGAGACGACTCCCAATATAAAGCACTCACCCGAGGATTTGTCGGAGACCCGATAAAAGATTTCTATACTTTATGGAACACGGTCAACAGTTTCCATAAGTTCGGTAGATACTCCTCTTGGTTCTACATTCAAGCACTGAAACAAACATGCGACATTCCTGTTGATGTTGACAGCCTTTGGTTTCACGATTACAGTGGTTCTCGTTCACATCGCAACGGTATGTGTTATGCGGTAGGAAAAGAAGACTGGATAGATCAAAAATTGGACAAAGATCAAACTGATTTTTTAGAATCAAAGGGCAAAGAAATTCTAGCAGAGGTGAAGAAAAGGTATCCTGAAGTTGCGCACAAAGCGGATTTCTTTGCAATGGAAACTGTACTCTGTAGTTTCAAAAAACTTTTCCGTCGAAAACATGGTCGATATCTTGGTTACTATCTCGATCGCCAAGCAGAAGAAATTAAAAAGGTTGAAGAAGATGGTTGGGATGGTATTGACTGGCAACCACTATGGGATGCTCGTAAAGAAACGATACAAAACAAATGGTTGCTTGACTTTGTGGATAAAAAATTGTATAATACTTT